ACCGTTTCCTGGCTAGGGGGATCAACGTACGAACTACCAGGAAACCAGTCTTTTTGTGCAAGTGGCTTTTCAGCGATGGCTGGTTGATCAGATTGAGGAAATCGTTTCTGATATTCCTGCGCAACCACGCGAGCTTCATCAATACGACCTTCGCCGTACAACTTGGTAATGGCCCCCTGTAGTTCTTCTTTCGAGTAATCCATAGTCGCTACCTTGGCCCGAGCAACGATTTCATAATGTCATCAAATGCAGGGGTTGTTGATGGAGCAGGATTGGGTTGCGCGGTCTTTCCAACGGCGCCGGGTACATCTGTGAACGTCATCGGCATCCTGCTGATCAATGCAGGATTGACGCTCTTTCGCATTTCCCTATAGTTGGCAATCCGTTCGTTGTTGATCGTTTCAAGTTGCGCAATGAACGCAGGCAACTGCGACGTTGGGATGCCGCTGCCGTATCCGGGGAACGCCTCACGCAATCTAGCAACGTCACTGTCAGTCAATGCGCGACCGCCCTTGATAATCTTTTCGGCAATGCGCGCTGATGCTTCTGCTGAATACATTGCGTTGTTCTTGTCCAGAACCTTGTCAACAGGCATCCCAATCTGGGAAGCAAGGTTTCTGGCTGTCACTTCAATCGTTGCAAGCGGGCCACCAGTGACGCCGCCTTGAGCAACAATTCCCTTGATGCGAGCTAAAGCATTGTTTCCTTGTTGCGCTTCTGTTGCTGACTGCTGCGCCGCATGGAATTCGGCGGCCTGCAATTCCTCTAATTTGGTGACGAACTTGTTTTCATTGGTGCCGCCACCTACAGAGATACTCCCAATAAGCGGACCCTGACCAATGGCCTTGATTTCCTTGGTGCGAGTGTTCTGCTGAAGAATCTGACCTCTGCCATTTTCTCCAATGTTTACCCACTCCTCACCTTGCGCATCGACAAGAATCTTCGGCGCACCTTCAGTCAGGTCAACAATGCGATCATTGGCCCCGACCTTCTGGATATTCCGTCCTTTTTGCAGACTCTCGGCCATTGCCACGGCAGATGGATTACCAGCCTGAAGCGCCATGTTGCGCATCAATCCAGGATTGAATCCGCCTGGCATCTGAGGAATCATTGCGGCATTGGTTCTAGTCGGACCACCCGGCATGGACGCCGCCTGTGTCTGCGGAGTCTGATATGCCTGACGCATGAACTGTCGCGCTTCTTCCATGTCACGCTGCTGGCGCAACATTTCCTGTATAGCCAGTTGCTGCTGTTGAACCTGAGCCTGAATCAGCGCATTCCTGCGGGCATCCTGCGCGGCCTGCGAGGCACCTTGCTGCCGAGCCATCAGTCCCTGCGCTAGCGCCTGTCCGGTAGACACAGGCATACGGCTAGGACCGGCTGCGTTAAGCAGTCCAGCCGCGAACATCATGTTCCCGACTGAGTTCGGGTCTTGGTAATCGAATAGTCCTGCCATTGCTAACCTCCACTACCGAACAAGCCACCACTGCCGAATAACCCGCCAATACCCTTAAACAGATCGCCCCAGTTCGTCCCGCTACCGATCTGCGATCCCATGCTTGCACCGCCAAGTGCTCCAGCCCACGGGTTGTTGAACAGCGGAGTCACCTGCGACGTATTTCCAGGAGCGCCGCGCAGCAGATTAGTCATGTTCGTCAGATTGGCCCACGGAGCGCCCTGCTGCATCGTGGCTCCGGTACCGAGCAATCCAGCCTGCTGCGCCTGATTGTTCAGACCGTACTGCAACTGAGTTCCGGTTCCCTGCATGGCGCGGTTCTGGGCATTCTCATACCCGCTGCTGGCAAGCTGCGCCAGTGCAGGAGCAAGATCGGTATTCATGTTAGACATTGCCAGTCCCTGCGCAATGCCCTGACGCGAGCCGCCATAGCCGCCAGTCGCATTCGCCTGACTGCCGATGTTCGGCATGACGTTTTGCAACAGGTTCTGTGTCGCCTTGTTGGTGATGGCGCTTTGCTGTTGCTCAATCCACGGATTGACGTTGCCCCAGAGGCTCTGGTTATTCGCTACGGCAGAGTTGTAGTCCGGCAGCGTGTTCGCCATGCTGCTGATCTGCTGACCGGCCTGCGCCAGATAGTTCGGCTGGTTCTGCTGCTGACCGTAGATAGCCTGTGCCTGCGAACCAATCCCATTGGCGCCGTACCAGAGTTCAGCCAGACGAGGATCAATCTCGTTGCGAACAGTGATGTCGTCAGGCTGGCTGGCCGCATCGAGGTAGCCAAGCGCCCCGCCACCTAGCGCGCCAAGCAGTCCGCCTAGATCGCTGCCGCCGCTACCGCTGCCGCCGCCCATTGTTCCTACTGCTGTGCCAGCCTTGTTGAAGATGTCCCCCCAACTGGACGGAGCGGTAAGTCCGGTTCCGCCCGACGCCGCATTCCACGGTCCAGTATAAGAAGGGTCAGTAATCCCCCATGAGCCTCCAGCAGGCATAGCTCCTCCAGCGGCAGGCGCAGCCCCGCCTACAGCATTCCATCCAGTAAATGCAGGATCAGTGATTCCCCATCCAAATGACGAACCGGCAGCAGGCGCCCCGGCGCTGCCAAATGAGCCGGTAAACGCTCCGGCTGCTTCGCCTGGAGCTGATCCGCCCAATGCGCCAGCACTACTACCTAGCTGCGATCCAAGCATTCCAGAGGCGCCAAGGGCGCCGTATCCGGCTGCCGCACCTAGAAACAGCGGTACGGCTGTCTGGAGGATCTTGCCGCCCGTGCCGGTATGTGTGTTCGGACCACTGACCCACTGACGAGCCATGTCATCTTTGTAGGTTGCGTCTGGATAACCCTGCGTATCAATCCAGCGGCGTCCGGTTTCAATGTTGATGTCTGCGCCTGGACGCCACTCAGCATCGGCCATTTGCCCCATTGAAGCTGGAGAATTGCCCCATTGGACGTTTGCCCACAACTCTGCCGGAGAAATTCCGTAGAGTTGCGCCCAGTCATTGACCCAATCTGGATACATAGCTATTCCTTACGTCTTGAGCCTTGCGGCTTTTGTGCCGGATGCAGTTCTGATGCGCACCGAGCTTGCATTTGGATCGGTAGTGTCAACAAGATACACCGCATAAGTCGTACTGTTCTTGCGTATCCGCCAGACCGGAAGCGGAGCGTCCGCGACATCGACAAGACAAAGTTCCTTGACCGTACCGTGGTAGTAACGCAGTCCAGCGTACTGTGTCGGAAAGCCGATTCCAGGGCCTGAAGGATCGCGCAGCCGGACATCAGAAGGATTTGCTTCGCCTGGATATAGATATACATCAGCCATTCCATTAGCTTGCCATCAACGTATTCACGGTTGCGCCAGTGACATCTGGAGAGCCAGCCTTGTATGACACTAGATAGAACGGCCCTGTCACAGTCGGATACAAGACATAGTTTCCATTAACATCGCTCGTATCGGATAGATGCAACGTGTCATCTGCCGTTACGAACAGTTTGACTACACATGAACCTAAAGGCGATCCAGTCGAGTCTTTTGTCATCCCTGATATGGAAGGACGAATAATGATGAAAGATGCGTCCTTGCCAGTGAGGGATATCAGGCCCTTCTCTGCAATGACAGACCCAGACGCACCAAACGTCGCATCCTTACCAGTAAGTGATAAAGCTCCTTTATCTGCGATGACAGACACATCGGAAATGAATGTGGCGTCTTTCCCGGCAAGTGTCAGCGCACCTTTCCCGCAGATCACTATCGTGTAGAACGTGACCTCTTTTCCAGTCAACGCTAACGTAGTTTTTTCGGCCAACAACCTTTGGTGAAGATCGAAACTGGCGTCTTTCCCTGTCAGCGAAAGCAAACCCTTGTCTGCAATGACAGATACAGCGAAATTGGCGCCTTTTCCTGTCAGCGAAAGAAGACCTTTATCTGCAACAACAGACCCGGATGCACCAAACGTTGCATCCTTGCCGGTTAGCGTTAATGCAGACTTCTCAGCCAACAGGCGTTGATGCAGTTCAAAACTTACATCCTTGCCCGTTAGCGTTAGTGCCGATTTCTCAGCCAGCAGGCGCTGATGCAAGTCAAAACTGGCATCTTTGCCAGTCAGCGTCAGCGCACCCTTGTTATGGGATACAGATACGTCCAGAACGGCAGTTTTGCCGGTCAGGGCAAGCGCACCTTTGTCTGCCAATAGCCTGACGTGCTGATCAAAAGTAGCGTCTTTACCAGTCAGGGCTAATGCGCCCTTGTCGGCATTGATAATGAAACCGACCCGGAAAGAAGCGTCCTTACCAGTCAGGACAAGTGCATTTTTGTCTGCCAGCAGCCTAACTTGCAGCAAAAATGCTGCGTCCTTACCAGCGAGTGAAAGCGCACCCTTGGCCGCTAGCAGACGTTCATGTCTGTCAAATGTGGCGTCTTTCCCGGCAAGCGTTAACGCTGATTTGGCTGCCGCAACACTAATTCCCAGCGTTGCGTTCTTGCCAGTTAATGTGAGCGCTGCCTTCGACGCCGCAGCCGTTACATTGAATGTAGCGGCCTTGCCAGTCAGGGATAAGGTTGCCTTGCTGGCAACTACTGTGACATCGGTCGTTACTGCAAAGGTTGCGTTCTTACCAGTCAGCGTCAACGCGCCTTCGGCAGCAAGTACCGAAATGCCTATATTGGCAGTCTTTCCGGTAAGACTTAATGTTCCCTTGTCGGCAGTTACGGATGCGCCACTGGCCGGGGTGTAGGTAAGAACGATCTTGCCCGCACCGCCGACGCCACCTACACCGGAGGCATCACCGCGACCGCCACCGCCACCGCCGCCGACATTGCCATCGCCAGGCGTTCCGGGTGAAGCGCCGCCACCGTTGCCGCCCGCTGCCGCGCCAGTGATCGGCGTCAGCGCAGTAACCGTGCTCCATGTGCTCTCGCCAGCGGTGCCGTTGGCCGCAGTACCGGCTGACATGCCGCCGTATCCGCCGCGTCCGGTCGTTGAATTGCGACCAGCGCCACCCTTTCCGCCTGAAAACTTGGTGGTGCCGTAGCCGCCAGTCGTGCCACCAGCGCCGCCGTCAGCGGGCACACCACCCGAAGTTGGGGCCGTGCCTCCAGTGCCGCCGTTGGCTACGCAGCCGTTGGAATCATTGCTGCTGAACCATGACACGCCGCCCGTGCCCGCTGTCGCGCTTGCTGTCGCCGCGCCTGCCGTGCCGCCACTGCCGACGCTGTAACTGATCGTGTTGCCGGGGGTGAGTCCGGTGAACTCCTTTGTGGAGTACGCGCCACCGCCGCCACCCGAACCGCCATCAGCACCTGTCCAGTTGCCGCCACCGCCACCGCCCGCGCCCCAGACCTGAGCCGTTACAGACGTTACGCCAGCCGGGATCGTCCACGGGCTGGAGCCTGCGACCAGCGTTTCGGTTTGCTCGCCACTGGCAGCGGCTTGAACTTCAAACGCGATCCACGCGACGTTAGAGCTGCTTTCTGTCGTGGCAATCGTGAACGCATTGGCGTCTGTGCGCGGCTGCGTAGTCGGTCGGACCAGCGTCGTCGTGAACTGCCCGGATACGTCATTCGGCGTTCCGACCAGCGTGCAATCAGTCCCTGCGCTAAACGAATTGGTCTGACTCCAGTCGCCAGCTACCAGCCACAGGCACGAACCTGTTGCGGTCGGTGTGATCGACTGCGATGGGGCTGTCGTACCGTAGCCGGAGTAGACCTTTCCTGCAGGCACCGGCGTCGTTGCATGCTGTCCTGTGTGGACTAGCGTGTAGATGATCCCCGGAAACGTACTCCCCGTCGCTGACGCCGTGATCGTCATCGACTGCGTGGTGGACATCACGCAGTACCAGCCACGGACGTAGCAATTGCTGCTTTGCTGGACCGTGGCTATATTGTTCCAGGTCTGCGCAGTGCCGGAGTTCGCAATACTCGGGCTGGTTGTGTCACCGCCATCAGCGTTTACCCACAGCACCACCACCAGTTCGCCAGAATTGAAGCTGCGCGAAGTGGTCGTGACATCGCCACCGGCAGCGGTAGCAGTGTCCTGATAGGTGGCGTAGGTCAGGGCCATGTCAGAAGCCCTCAACCAGAATCGCGGTACGCAAAGCCTGCAACACGACTATGTGCGCGTCTCCCGACGTGACACCAGCCGGCTTACTGCACTCCCACCCTAGAATGCGATTGCCTCCAATGGGTATGCCACCCTTGCCCAGATGTGCGCCCCCGCTGGACTGGAACACCCCCGTTTCGCCACTCGACCATGTGATCCGTAACTGGACGCATGGCCCGTTCGGCCACTCCGGGTGATCCAGCGATATGCGGACGCGCGTTACCGCCGCGTCAACCGTGAACGTTCCGACGTTATCCTGTGGCGGATAGTTCTTCTCCGGCTGAGTGAACAGGACCGCCATTAACTTCAGCTTTTAGCTAAGTTCGAATACTGCAAAGTCAGCGTCAACATTGACGGTGAACGAACTTCCGTCAGCGATGTTCTGCGTACCAGCATCCCAGTAACCGACCAGTTCATCATTTCCAGTGCACAGCACGACATAGCGGAACGTGTCAAATGCAGCGCCGCTGGCGGTCCACGTTTGGTCTGCACCGATGGAGAAGCGCCAAACTCCGGTACCTGCGCCAGTCTCTGCCCAAGTGCCCGTAGGCGTCTTGAGTGCATATCCACCAGCCGACGTAATCTCCGTGACGTTTGTCTTTGTCGTATCAGTTCCAACAACCGGAGCGTCGTTCGACAGGTAGAGTTTCCAGGTGTCGGTATCCATGTCGATGGTGCCGTCACCGATATACTTCTTGAACTCATGGAAAAACGTAAAAGTCGCCATTTTCAGTCCTCAGTTAAAGATCCGTCCTTAGCCATATTTGTCCAGTAGTCGGACTAACAGGATCGCTGGTGCGATTCTCAATCCTGAAACTTGTTGCCTGCTGATCGTTGAAATTCACTGACCCAGTAGGCGAATCAATTTCATTTAGTTTCAAATCTAGAGTCCATACTGTTCCGTTACTGGATACTGTGATGTCGCCTTTGTCGCTGTCATTCAATGATCCAGCAGGAGCAAGGCCAGCATTGGTACTTGTAACAAGAGTGATAACGGCATCACTGCCTGTATCGCTGGCTATTGTCCGCGTTGATGCGGTCCATGACAGATTCGCTCCGCTTCCAGTGCTTCCAGTATGCAAAGCAACCCATGCTGAATTGATATAGGCATAGATTCCTGCGCCTGCGCTTGGGTCCCAGTCTGTTCCATCTGCGCGGACAATCATTCCTTCTCGCGGACGAGCGGGTGCAGCGTGTAGTATTTGAAGGTAAGCAAACTCCTGTGCCTCTGCCATCGAACGAACCAGATCGCTCAGTTCTCCATAGGCATATTCGGCAGGATCAGTGCCGCGCGGAGGTGGAAGCGGACTGTATTGCGTCGTCATCGCTTTCCAACCATCTCAAAGTCGATGTCCATGCTGCGGCAACGCCATGAAGCTCCAGCCGTGCTTTCCAGCTTGATACCCATGTAGCGCCCGGAAATCAATCCATAGGCACCAATGGACGAACCTACGGTATAAGGTAGAGGATCAGACCATGCCACGGTAGCGTCAGCAGTTAATGCGCCGCCAATGCGGACATTGACTATCGTGTTGACTGGGGCATCAATCCTTGGACGAACCGACCGGATCATTTTCATCTGATTTGGATCGCCAAGACTCAAGCCGGTACGTTCAACATACATTGCAGGCGTGGTGCCTGCATACGTCTGTCCATCGTCCATCAAGAACAATTTGGTATCGGCAGAGGCAAGGACTGTCTTGCGCTTTACTGCCGCAAGTGTTCCACCATCCCACGATCCAGTATCGTCACCCCACGTCCCTTCAGCATCGGCCCAAGTATTAGTTTCTGCAACAACTACTGGACCGACATTGCCAGCAGTCGCATTGGGAAGATCTCGAATAGCCCATGAGTTCTGGATGTAGTTCCAGACATAGGCTTTAGTACATGATGTTTGCCCGGACTCTGGAATACAGATCCAGACTTCAGAACGCAGTTCGTTATGGACAACAAAAGCACGCCTGTAATACGTCGGATCAATCGACGCAAACAGATTGGAGCGCATCCGGGCATTGATGATCGTCTGTGGCTGACCGCCAGAGTGACTGATGACATCACCAGATGTCAGGACAACGTGCCCTCCTGGATATTCACAAAAGCAGTTTTGCGAAATGGCTCCAGCATTACCCGACAGTTTTGTGAAGCGCCACACATAAGTTCCACCGATGTATTGCATCGAGTGGTAGGAATCGGTCGCATAGATGATTCCAAGATCACCAAGTTGACCGATGTCAACAAGAGATCCATTGGTATCCGCTATGTCTTGCTCTCCAGCATCCTTGGTCGCATCAGTCTCGTCCCATGACGAAGGCAATGCGCCTGGATCAGCCGCATGGGACCACTTCACCATGACCGGATAATTGGTGCTGGTCTTGGTGATGTTGACAGCCACCAGATAGTTACGAACTGGACGAATTGCTTGGCAGCGCCATGTGCTTGTCCAGTTTGCAAGGTTTACGGCAGCGTTGGCTGGATTGCCGTCCCAACTCTGCGGAACGTCATTGGCATTATTGAATATCAGGTAGGACGTTAGCGCCCCGCCAGTCCACTTTGTATCTGCCGTCGCCGTGTAATCTCCAGCAGCACGGGTGATATTGGAGTGGACACCGGCATTGCTGACCGCATACGCCTTTGCCAATCCCATGTAGGCCCACAAGTTTGACGACACCGTGCGCAATGGAAACAATCCATACGGCTTGACGGATGGCGGATCGTAAAGTGCAGAGTGTCCGTCAAAGGGCTTCAGGTAGCCATTTTCGAAGCGGACATTGGCTCCAGCGGTCCACAGCTTGTCAGACGCATCCATGCCGTCAATGTCGGCAGCCAGCCCTCCATCACCAGCATCGAGCGTATAGATCATTGCTTTTTCCGGAACATATCAACGACTTTGTTCATCCACCCAGGTTCGCTGTCTTTCCTGCTGCGAACCACAACAAAGATGACAGCAATGATGACTACAATGATGATTGCCTCAATCATGTAGTTCATGTCACTCCTCCAGCATTGCTTTCAGATCGGCGCGAGCAGCAGTAAGAGACAACTGAACTGCATCAATCTGCGCAGTGACATCAGCAAGCGAATCCTGAAGCGTCTGCTTGCGCTCTTTCAGCCCTTCCAGATGATTTGTCAGTTCGACAAATGTCTCTGAACACTTGGAAATCTGCTTGTTCGTTGCCATGATTTATCCAAGCAGACGCCCAGAAAACTGAGACAGTTCACTTCCTAGCAAATACAAACTTGCACTCAATGGATTTCCTGCCGAATCAGCAACAATTACTTTTACCGTTTCAGATACAGCAAGTTCAAGAATTTGAGAAACGGCAAGACCAACGTTTTCACCTGTTGTGACAAGACACTTTGAATATCCAGATGCTTGAGTAGGGGAATTTCCTTTTTGCAAATAAGAGTAAACGCCTGTAGTTGATCCAGTTGAGTTTGCGATCAATACCTGTGATGCAAACAGATAAACTCCAGCAACAGGAGCGGTAAAAATTCCAGTGCTTGTATTCAGATGTGATCCATAGTTGTGACGGACTGCATTCCAGACAACTGTATTTCCGCTTGTCTGATTTCCGGTCGTATACGCACGAAACGATGGTTGTGTATTACCGCCATTTACTAATCTGTCAGTATTGAATGACCATTGAGAAGAACTAAGAGCGGAGTTCAACGCTGTATGCGTTGCCGTAACCGCTCCAGTGACATTCGGAAACGTTGCCAGCAACGTAGACTTGATCAACCGGATGTGATCATCGCCCTCAGTTTTGTTATCGCTGGTTGTGGGATTCGCTGAGTTCAGCGATGAGATATAAGTTCCTGTTTCGAGTCCCATCAGCCAGTTCTCCAGTCAAATGCGCCAGCAGACCGCAAGGCAGCATCAACCACCAGCGGACTAGATTTGGTGCGCGAGTCAGCCTTCAGTACCCAGTCGGTAGCCGCATCGCGTCGTGAAATTCCGACCTGCAACAGGCGGTCGTCATGCAGATACATCGCTGCTTCAGCCACGCTGCCGAACAGGTACGCATCCGGCGCATTACTTAGCAGCCAGTTCGTCGTATCAACAGCGATGTTCCACTTCTTGTAGTACCGTAGATTCAGCGTGTAGGTCGCATCAGCCTCGGTTTCAAAGGTGATCGTAGACCCGGTGATTGCGTACAAGGCAGGACGCGAGGCAGACGAATCCGTCGTTTGATAGCGGTCGATCAAATCGAACGATGAACGTGACAGGGCCTCTGCCGTGTCGTCATAGTTCAGTTCAACGTCTTCCAGGAAATCATTTGGCAGGGCGACCGATGCCGTACCGGCCACCAGGGACAACTGCGCCGTCGTCATGTTCTGACGAATACGGATACGCCGGTTGGCGTCAGCTTCGTATAGCGAAATGAAATCAGGGATTTGTGTCGTCAGATCGGTGCGGACGATCCATGACGCCACGGCCGCCTTGAGTTCCGTGTAATTGGAAAGGGCCATGCTGCCTCCAAAGGGCTAGCTGGCCTCGCGCGGCTGGCCTGCGGGTATTGCCAAGTCTAAATCAGACTGCTCCGCAATACTAGCGGACTACTCCGCTGCTATGTCGGAGTAGTATACTGTTCCACGGCAACAAGAAAGGTGCGTCGTGAAACAATGCAAATGCGGTGCAGTACGGGATAGAGTAAATCAGCGCTATTGCACGGCCTGCCATGCGGCTTATATGCGAGCTTGGAGGGCAGTGAACGATCTAACTCCAGAGCAACGAAAAAAGGACAATTGCCGTAGTTACGCTAACGTCTATAAAAGGCGCGGAAAACTACAGAAACAGCCGTGCGAGAAGTGTTTTGACCCAAACTCTCAGATGCACCACGACGATTATGACAAGCCGCTAGCCGTTCGTTGGCTATGTCGTAAATGCCATCTTGCATTGCACAATCAGTATGTACAGGAACGGCAAATATCAAGTTGACGGCGATTCATCAACTTTTCCCTGCGCTCCCGCCAGAAATCTGAGTTGTAGACTTCAAGCAGCGTCTGTTTGTTTAGGTCGCCAATGATGTGTTCTGGCTTCGATCCGTCCGTCATACAACACATCGAACATAGCCCTTTAGCCGTGATTGAAAGCTCAAACCACCGGAAACAGGGTGTAGGCGGAACAATCTTGACTGGAGTATCAGTGAAACCTAGCCAAGCGTCTTTTTTGATCCCTTGCAGGTTGAACAGGGGCCAGCGATCCTGGCAGTAGTCATAGAACTCAGGCACAGGCGCCACAGCAGAAATAACAACGTCCTGTTTGAAGTTTCCGCTTTCTACTTGGCCGTGCAGGTAGTCAAGGTTTTTTTGCGTTCGCTCAAACGGTAACGCCATGAGTTTTTGATACTCGTCAGCGCGATACTCGTTCAAACTGATCCATAAATGGCTCAACTTCTTGAGTCGGCCTATCCATTCAACGTGCTTTGGAGTCAGTGGCGAGCCATTCGTGAAGATACGAAGCGTCCCGTTTGGACAATCCGCCTCGAATTTCTCACAAATGCTTTGCAGTCGAACATCCAATAGAGGTTCTGACAGCTTGAACGGCGCGAAGTAGAACGGGACCGTCCACTTGGACATTTCCCCGATCAGTCGTGAAATCAGGTGATCTGGCATCTTCGTCCCGATCCGCTCCAACGTCGGATAGGGACAGAAAGTACACGCCGCATTGCAGCGTGCCAGTGTTTCTATGCTGACTTCACGGGGCTGATCGAGGTACTTGTTCCACAGATCAACGAACATTGCTCCGCTCATCGGCGGTCGCTGACTACCTGTGGGGTATGCCTTTCCTCACCTTTGATGGCCTTGAGGATAAAGCCGAAGATGTCTTTTTCTTCCATGATCGACATACGCTCAAAGTCGGCTTTGTACCAAGGGCGATAGTCTGTAATCGGGGTTTCGCCCACCTGAACGTACTCGCGCTGATCTAGGAAGATAAGTGACCCGGCAGTTATTACGCGGGTATGCCCCGGATCGCCCCACGCCCACGGCGAGTCCCACATAGGGGTCGTGGCAACCAGCACCCCACCCGGCTTCAGGATGCGATGCAGTTCGGTGAACTGGTCAAAGAAGAAGCGCCAGTCCCCCTGCTTGCCACAATGCTCAAGACACTCGTAGGCGTGGATCTCGTCAAATGAGTTGTTCTCGAACGGGTACGGAAGTTTGTTCATGTCCCATACAACATCCGGCTCACAAGATTGATCTATGTCAAGAGTTGTGAGGTTCTCGAAATCCTTGCCTGAGCCGGTCCAGGTAACTTTTTTCGTGCGCGAGTTGCCGCAACCAAGCAGAAGTTCGCGTTTCATGCGGCTTCCTTCAGGCTCTTGGCAAAGTCGTCCAGACTTAACTTCCGCTGTTCCGGAGTGATCTTCTTCAGGTCGAAATTGCGGATTCCGAGTCGATCCGCTTCCCGTTGCGCCATCGCGTCAGAAATCAACCCGGCCTTCTCCATTGCCTCGTTTTCCTCACCCTGCTTGATCAGGAACTTGTGCCAATTGCCGTCCCACCGTTCTCCGTGGGTAAAGTCGGCATCCGGCCAGCAAGGGATCAGTTTTCCGGTCATCTTTCGGTAGCGGTCGCAGAAGTAGAAATCCTCGCCCAGGAAGTCCACCGGATCGTTCTGCGTGAAGTCGCCGTTGATCAGGTCCACCGGTAGGTATTCATTGTGCTCACCACGGACAAAATGGGTCGCAGCGAACAGGATTGGCTGTTCCGGACCGTTAACGATTGCCTGCTTGGGCGACTTGGCAGCCATCAGTTCGACTACATCACGGCGAATACAGAGGAAGCCAGTAGGTGCCCGCTCGCACATGATCCAGCCGTTGTCGGCAATCTTGTCGTGATCCTCGGTGCCGTCTGACGATACCCAGATCCCGCCCTCTACCGGATTGGTCGCATAGCGGGCCGGGTAATCCTCTGGATTCTGGCGTTTCGGGTAGACCGCCGCGCAGATTGGGAGGTTGGACTTCAGCAGGTTGATGAACATCCTAGCTTCCCACCGCAGATCGCCATCAATGAAAAACAGGTGGGTGCAGTCCGAATCAAGGAACATTTTGACCAGCGTATTGCGCGCCAGATCAATGAAAGCGCCGTTCTTGATCAGGGTCGTGGTGACGTGGATGCCGAAAAACGGAGCAACGAGGTTAGACTCGGCAATGGACAGTGCGTAGTCGGTAATGACCCTGCCGTCGTAGGCGGGGGTGGCAACGAAAGCCCGGATGGGCGCTTTGGTGAGGGGTGATTCCGTGTCTTTTGTTCCGCCCGTGACCGGGATCGGACGTGGCTTGAATGCCATCGTTTCTCCGTAAGTAGGGTAAAAAAAGGGGGCCCCGAAGGACCCCCAAGCCTACTGCGGAGAAACTGTTATGTCTACGGCTGATAGACGCCGCGCGAGGCAAGTTCCGGATACAGACCGGCCACACCCCACAGAACGTCGATACGGCACGGGAAGCGGTCATTCGTGATGTCGTATGCCTTGGCGATACGCATCGAAATGCCGTCCTGGACCGCACGGGCACCCCATGCCCCGTAACGGGACACGTCTTCAAGGTCAGCCGTGGCAAACACAAAGGCATCTTCGTGGAAGAACAGGTTTTGTCCTACCGTGGTTGATGCCGCCAGCCAGTTCGTGACCGTCAGGCCGGAAGTATCCGCGCCGGTCATCGAAGCATTCTGGTAAGCATTGCCCACACCGACCATGATTCCAGGCTTGACCGTCACCGTATAGGTGCTGGTCGCCGTGGTCAGGGTCACGTTCGACTGGACGACAAACTTCTTCAGTTTGCCAAGCGATACCTTGGTTTCTGGGTGAACGTCCACGAAACCGTCAGCCAGCGTACCAAAGGTCACGATATCGCCTGCTTTCAGGGTAGTCGTTGCCGTTGCGCCAGTGACAGACACGTCGGTCTGCGAAACCCAGGCATTTGCGGTCGTGGTCGTGGCATTGGCCGCACCGGTCGTTACTGGCGAACCGGCCAGCGAACCAGTCGTATGCGACGGCAGGAGAGTCGATTCATAGACATCGAACCCGCCCGTGCGCCCCATGCGGTTTTCACGGTACATCCTGGCCACCGACTCGTCGTCATGGAACAGGCCCTTGATCGCGTCACCAAATTCCACGGTCGAGGCAGGCGTCAGGATGGCGGTACGGTTCGCCATAGGGGCGAGGTTTTCCGTCAGTGCCTGACCATTTTGCTGGAACGACTTGTAGGTGATCTGGGTCGTCTGGGTGCCGGTGTAGTTTGGAACCAGCTTGTAGACCGCCGTCAGGGCATCACTTTCGATCTGCGCTGCCAGTTGGGCCATTGCCGGGTCGATGACGCGCTTGGAAAAGTCATCCAGGCTCATCGTCAGTTCGACGCTGGTGAACGACACGTCAACGCCGTATTGCGATGCAACGGCCAGTGGCGTGCTGCGCTCCACATGATCGTTCGACGTGAAAGTAGCCGAAGTCCTGACCGTGTAACGCGACGGCATACGGATGTTCAAACTGGTGCCGATCTTGGCGCCAGCCTGGGCGAAACGGTCGTCATCCTAGTGTTCAGGATGGTTCGCTACTCCATCCCCGGCCTTTCGGCCTGCTGCATGTTTCCATGCAGAGCAGACTATCTCATCACCCTCAGTTGAGGGGTGCTGCGCTTCCAGCCGCTTGGCTGTACTCCCTTTCGGGATAGTCGTTACACGTTCCTTGATGTGGGCAGATGCCGTTGTTCATCAGCTTTCCATGCTGGCAATTCATGCACAGCACCTGAACGACTGGAGGACATCCGTTCCGCAATAACCAGCGGTAGGTATGGTATCCAGCCATTGTTCGCTTCCCGAGTTCTCTTTTCCTGAACTCTCCACCATCGTTGTTGATATGGTCAAGGGTGAGGAAAAGGGGCTCAGTTTCGCCGCAACAAACGCATCTGTATCCACCGTATGCCATAAACACCTTGTCTCTCGTTCTTGCCCTGACAGCTTTTGCGCTACGGCTTTCAGCCGCAAGCACCGTTTCTCTGTCTGGGCCGTTACGTCTTGCCTTGTTTTTGGCAATGAGACAGGCTTTACATGCCGATTGCAGAAAACCATTTGTTCGGACATAAAAGTCAGCCCGTTCCTTTGGTTCGCCGCACTTGGCGCATACCTTCAAAGCTTCGCTCGGTATTGTCATAGCCACATTGTAAAGCGATATGGCCGTAGAGTTTCACCGAATTCACAGCATTTTCCTAGAGACTGTTACCAGTCTCAGCCAGCTAGATTCAACTGGCGATTGACGCCGCCGACGAACGTCAGTTTCTGATGAAGCACGCGCAGCGATTCGCGCGTGATCATCGTCGGGGTGAGGATGGTTTGGGGCATACTATTTATCTCCTGTCAGGTGGCCCTCCCGACAGGAGTCGCCGCCTAACGTCTAGGTCGATTTAACGGCGAGGCTGGTTTGCGTTGAGACATCACCTGGGCCTCGCGCCATTTGAACCACTCGGCATCCGACATTTTGTTGGGGTCTTTCGCGGCAGGCGCGGCACCACCGACTTTCGGAACCGGGGTTGCTTGCACGGGTTTGGGCGCTGCGGCAGCACGCTCCAGCGATTTCCTGTAGAGCATTGCTTCGTGCGCCATCTGGACTAAGCCGGGATGCCAGGAAACTGCCTGGAGCGCCCCGTTATCCATTGGAGATTTGGTGTTGAGGTAAGTCTCAGCAACGAACTTTGAGATTTCCTGTCCTTTTTGAGGGGACCAATCCCGAATCGACTGCTGCAACTTCTCCTCGGACTGCTGCAACCAGACTTGCGCCTGTTGCTGCTGCTTCTGGCGTTCCTGATCCTGCTTCGACTTGACCTCGGTGTCCAACTTGGCATGTTGCCGCTGGAGTCCCTGGTAAGCCATGAAGGCGCGGTTCGCGGCTTCAGGATCAGTGGTCGCCCACTGCTGCCAGTCCACATTATCGTACTGGTTTAACTGATCCTGCAAGTATTCAAGTTTTGCCAGTTCCTTGATCGTCGCCTTCTGGATCGTGGCTTCTTGCTGGACTTCCTGTTGTTGCTGTGCAGCAAGCTTGCGCTCCTCTGCCAGTCGCATGTTCTTTTCGGTCCATCCCTTGTTCAGCGACTTTTCGAGGTTCTTGAGGGCGGCGCGGATTTCTTCCGGGGTTTCCTTTGGCAGTTCGAATTTGTCGGTTCCAAGGAAGTTGATGCGGTAATCCTCATCAGTCAGTTGGGGAGCATCCTGCAAGACTTCAGTTTGCTCTCCATCTAACTGCGGAGCTTCTTGCACATCGGCTTGCTGTGGTTCTACTACGGGTGCGGCTTCCGGGGTCGGGGTGCCACTGTCTTCCGGGTACATGGTTTCTCCTAGAGTTCCATCCAGAGTTCAAGGATTTCGTTTACTTCTGCTGCTTCTGCTTCTTCTTCCTTGATCATGCGATCAAGCAAGTCCTGATCTGCTTTCTTGCGCAGCGAGTCAAGAATCAGCGCTTGCGTAATGGCGAACATATCGTCACGCCATTTGACCTTCTGGCTTTCCGAAGAAGCCATCAGTCGATCCATCAACTTGCGTTGTTGTGGTTCCTGTAGATAGGCATTGGCAAGGAACGATGCCTGAGAACGTGTTTCTACATTGGCAGCCTGCTTGACTGCAT